CAGGTAAGTTGATTCTTTTATTAAGATGAATACCGATAATGCCGTCAAGAGTTTCTTTAACAGATTCTTCTAACGATACAATACCTATTTGATGGTCTGTAGTAGTAAGTAAGTGGTATATATCTTCCTTAACAAAGGTTGACTTACCTGTACCAGTACCTGCAGTGAAGATTGTTAACTCACCTGTTCGTCTGCCGTATGTAAAGCTATTTACACCACAGAAACAATCAGGATAAGGTACACTATCTTCTCTCATATCCTTAGAAAACTCTTCCCATGTAGAAGCGGAGTTAATAATACCTGCTGGACTATATGTTTCTGCTCTCCATAAAGCATCTTCAAGTTCTCTTAAGTGATTACCTACAAGATAGTCACTAGCATCTTTACCGTATCTACCTAGCTGAGCAATCTTTGCTTTACCTGTCCTAACTACTTTAGCACATTCTTCTGCACTCTTCTTTCCTACATCATCAGCATCGAAACAAAATACTACTTCATCGAACGTGTTAATGTAATCTAGGTTAGCACAGATTTGTTTTAAAGCACCACCTACACCGTTGGTTACGGATACTACTGCATACTCTTTATTCTTGTTAGCGTTCATCTGTTGTACAGACAAAGCATCTAACTCGCCTTCAGTTATAACAAGTCTTAAACCACCTGTCTGAAATAAAGATTGACCGAATAATTCTACATCATTCTTTACATCACCTATAGCAATAAACTTCTTGTTAGAAACTTCTCTACGTGAATAACCTACAGTTTTACCATTACGGGTAGTAGGATAATAATGATACTTAATAGTCTGACCATCAGTCTCATCATAACCTATCTTAACACCGTACTTATTAGCAACTTCTTTTGTAATACCTCTTTCCTTAAAACCTCTTACAGGAAAGTCTTTTACATCAGACACTGTTTCTAAATTGTCCATCTGTTTATACTCCTTATTATTATTATTAAATTGACTATCGCTATTTTCTAGCTTATAGTCTCCACAACCAAAGCAATAAGCACTATAACTCCCGTCATTATGCTTATATGTTGCTTTGTTGTCTTTAGAACCACAGTTACTACAAGCACCGTGATTCTGAAGCACACCATTTTCTTTCATTAGATTTTATTCTCCAGATATGTCTCTAGTCTTTTAACAATACCTTCCATCATAGTAACACACGCATCTAAGTTAGATTTGTTTTCTACTCTGTCTTTAGGTAATGATTCTAAAGCTCTTTTTGATTCTGAATCAATGATAGACCTACAAAGATTATTTAATGTAGTATAGTAACTACGCTTATTAGATGCTTGTATTTCTACTAGCACCCATTGATTAGCGTCTGCTTCAATACCAAATCTATCGTTTAGTTTATACATTATCTGTTATCTCCTCGACCGTGCAGAACTCCACGCTCTAAACGATCCCTTAGTTTAACCATATTAACTTCCGCTACTTGTTGTAACGAAAACCCATGTTCAAACGATAACATAGTTACAGTCCATAGGATATCACCTAATTCTTTGATTACATTATCGTTGAACTCAACTAGATTCATATCACCTCTAAGAAGTCTTTTCTTTAGAGAGAATAATTCACCTACTTCTTCTGGCAGTTGCGCCCACACGACTTCGTCATTTTCATACTTAGCCGTGCTTAACGCTGCTGCTTCATACTCAGCAATCTCCATAACATTCTCGCATTTCTTTCTTAGGTTTCTTAGGATACATAGTATCTACATTCCACCTTTTCATAAACGAATCTATATCTTCCTTCAACCAGTTCCACTCTTTAGGTATAACTGTTTCTGGTTTAGCACCAAAGTCTAAAGGTGTTCTACCTTCTAAGACATTGATACGCATACGGATATAGTCGATAGCTTTATTTAAATCATCTATCTCTTTATCTTTAGCATTCATAGCACTCTCCTTGTGACCTGCTCTTGATATATACTTAACAGTATTCCATAACAAGAAATCAAGCTTCCAAGCGTGTGCTACTTCAGCTGGTTGATGATGATCAGGTAATCTATTGTAGTGTTTAGCACCGACATAGTCACCTTTTCCTTTTATCTTTTTCATTGTATACTCCTATAAATAAAAAAACCCCCTCAATTAAGAGGGGTAGGTTTAGTTAAAATACTTCTTCATCTTCTAAAGAAACTTCTGGTTGTTCCTGAATATCAAATTCAGTTCCACTAGTGTTATTACCAGTATATTCTACTAAATCAATTACCTGAATAGCAGTCAACATAGCTTTAACACCTTGTTGTCCGCCCATATCCCAAGGTATTTCCATGTACTGAACATTAGCCTTAGTACCGTTACCGATAATTAAAGGGTCAACGTCATTACCGAACATATCAATACACTTGATAGGCGCAGCTGGTGTACCGTCTCGCTTCAGACAGTTCTTGGTTAGCTTAATTAAAGGCTTACCAGTTTCTTTGTCTTCACGTTCTTTCTGAGCGTGTTTCTTCTTTACCCAGTCAGCAGACTGTTTAGCAGAACAGATACAATCAACAGACCATTCTTTAACATCTGAACGGTACTTAGTACCTGCGTTACTACCACATTTACACCATTTAAGTTCTACATTAGATAATATAGCCATTTTATTACTCCTTATTATTAAAGTTAAAAGTACCTGTTTGTATTACACTGGTACAGGCAAACCAGCGGATAGTTTCGGTTATAGGTACTTAAGAAGAGTTGGAGACTCACCTATAACCTCACTGTAATTAAAATAAAAAGTGGACTAACTAATAGAATAGGTGTGGGGTATTCTAGTAGAAAGTCCGTGACTGTTGAGACAATTTCCCACACAAAAATTGTTCTTCTCCTATAAGGGTGGCTTAGAGATTAAGCAAAGAAGTACTCACTATCTCTGATTAACTCTAAGTCTAAGTTACCTATATCAGGATGAACAATATCCTCGGGACAATCTCCCATTGTAATTTGATTCTTAAGATCGTTTAATATATCTATAGTATACATCTTAATAAATTCGTCTTTAGTTACGTCTATTAATTCATCGACATCACAAGCATGTACACTAAACGAATCATGTATAGCACCAAACGATTTGTTACCGTTATCTTTTAAGCGACATATTACTAGTGCCATATGAGCAGCGTCATAACTATGTACTACATTAGGACTAATACCAGAAGCAAGTTCGTGTCTTGCAGGTACATTAAGGTATTCCATATAAACGTGGTTATATTGTTTGTCGCATATGTAACCAGTAACTCTCTTTCTTTCTCGTATCCATTTCTCTGTCATTACAGGGAATCCACTCGGTGTTTCCCAATAGATATTCTTTATGTTCTTACTTAATCTATACTCTACTAATTGTTGTAAATAATTCTTAATACGCACTGGACCAGAACATATCTGATCATAAGCATCTACTAAGTCTTTACCTAGCTTCCAAGAGTCTGCTCTACTTAAATCATAGTCACCTACAATACCGCAATCATAACTATCTTGATAGATAATATCTGATATACATTTCAAACCAGCACTATAACCTTTAGTCATTGTGCCTCTCTTACTTAAACCTTTTCTAACTAACTTCATAGGTATAGGTGCTAACTTCTTACCCAGTTTAGTACCCATATTAGCATCTAACATTCTCTGACCTACTGCTAAGTAAAAGTCTAATGATATAGCTCTAGGTATTAAGCCTACATACTCACCAGCAACTTCATCTCTACTCATTGCAGCGAAATGTTGTGTGCCACTAGAGTTAGCGTCTACAGGTATAGGTAACTTAGATACATAGTCTTCTCCATTAGCTAACACTGCTATTATTTCAAAGCAACAAGCAAGAAATACTAAAGGCTTCTCTGCATCTAACCACTTATACATATTCTCTAAAGGTTCTAATGCAATCTCTGTTATTAAGTCTAAGTTGTTCTCAGTCCAATTATATCTATCTACAAACGACATCTTATCTACTGATATATCTGATAATCTGTGTTTAGTTAAATGAGAGACATAATCTTCCTGAGTCCACTTTAGATTTTCAATGCTAAATGTTTCATTGTAACTAGCTGCAGCATGACACCACAACCATTCAATACCTCTCTTACCTATCCGTTTACCCTCAGCAAACATCAAGTGACCTCTTGCTAAGTCATTAGACTGATAGTTAAAGTAAGGTTCTTTAGCATATACTCTCCCCCTGTAATCTAAGAAGTAAGAGAAATAAAAAGAATAGTTTAACCATCCTGGCATATCTTTTAATCCGTGTATAGTATCAAGTATTCTTTTGTCTCTACTTGCTTTAGAGTGTTTTCTTAAACAGAACTGTTTGTCTGTCCATCTTAAGTTAGCTTCTTCGTATACTTCGTTTATCTCTGCTATTCGCTCTGCTAGTTTACCAATAGCTTTAGGAGACTTAAGTTTAACTTTCTTCTTTTCTAGTTTATTTAGAGTAGCTTCAAGGACTTTAACATCATTACTATTACCTCTTTCAGGCTCAAATGGTTTGCCATTACGCTTAAGTTCTTTACCTGCTAGATGAGCGTTAGCACCTGTTCTATCTATATCAGAACAATCAAAGACTACACCATCATCTAGTATCATACGAGTATTAGAATACATATCTCTTAACTGTGCTGTAACTTCTGCTACATGCGGATTGATAATCCACTTAACAGATTCATTATGATTAACAGCTTCCATAAATTTAGAGTTAATATGTTCATCGCTTAGTTTGACAGAGCTTTTAATTAATTCTTCTTTAATACCTTTGTAGTATCTTTGTTTTCCTTTCCAAGTAGGATATCGTCTTCTTGATATACCGTTCTTCATCATAGGATTCAATTCATACTCAGCAAAGTTTCTGCCTGGTCTTAATAAGTAAGGAGTATAGTTTACTTTGTTTACTTTCTTTTCTAGCTCTCCTTCTTTGTTAACCCACCTATCTATTACTTCTTCTAGACTTCTATAGCCTTCTCGTTCTAGTATTAGTAAGTTAAGCTCTATCATAGCACCTATTAAACAGTCGCCTATCTTTAATAGACTAGGTTTAAACATTCTGTTCTGATTAGTGAGTATTCTCTCTGCAATAGAACCTAATGCAATAGATGTTGCTGTTAATTTAATTCTACCCTCAGACCTACTAAACCTATGTGTTAAGTAAGTAAGAGCTTCATCAAATACTAACCCAAGTCTTTCATCATCATCAATACAGTCTTGTTCTCTAAAGAATCTAACTGCTTCGCTGCGATTATTGTCTGAGTTAGTAAGTCTATCCCTGATTATACAGGTAAGTTTTGATATGTAATTTTCCACACCTTGTCTCCTCAATCATATAAACTAATATAAGTAAATCCTAACGAAAGTAATATCTTTAATGTTTGGGTTGAAGCTTTTTTGTTCTTGTCACACATATGTTTTGATGTATTGACTATGCAAAGTACTTCTCTAATTGATATTGTATTATTTGCTTTCATTAGGATTCGAAAATTATTATAACACAAAACGAAAATATGGTTATAATATTTTTAGTGGTAGTAGCTCCTCAAAGCCCCAAAGAATATCTCTTCTTACTACCACTACCTTAATAACATATCTATAAGTAAGAACACATAACCTAAAGATATACCATATATAATTGATAGCCATATATTATCTGCCTTCATCTTCTATTACTCCTTCTGGTTTAATTTGTGCAAGCATACCTTCTCTTGCATATCTGTTTCTAATCTTTACTGCTTGATCAAAAGTTAATTTAGAGCCTGGTAATATACTACCATTAACCCATACTCTAAACCACACTTGTTGACTCTCTATTTTCATTTTCGTCTTCCTCCTCTTCATCGTAGTCTGCAAAGTCTTTTATGAATCTAAACCTATCATCTAGCATCATAATTTCTTCTGATTGATATTCATTTCTTTTCCATGCTTGATATATCTCCCATGGACTATAATCATTATCATTATAACCTACATAGTCACAGCCTGGTTCAAAGTAATAGTGTTCTATTTCTATTTGAGGATACAACTCTTCTAACTTATTCATAGCTGCTCTTGGTGGTGACCAAGCACTATCGAATGATAGTTGTATTACATAGTTACTACCTTTCTTATAGTGGTCTATATAATAAGATTCAACATCCCACTTAGTTCCCCAGTTATTTACACGCCAACTGTACCATCCTTCTCCTGATGCAAGTGTTGCTTCAGTATCTTTAAGCTTTTCAGGCATAGGTAGAATCCAGTTAAGTAGTTCGCCTTTATCAGCAGCTTTAACTAAATCTTTAGTAGGCTGCTCCTCCATATTATGAATTGTTACTTCATTTGCACACCAGTTAGGCATTATTATTCTCCTTATTAATATTGATTAAGTTCTTCTCTAACAGACTCTACCCAGTCAATAGGTAGATTTGTTCTGTCAGCTATCTCTTCATCTTCCATAGCACC